GCTTTCTTCCGTGTTTTCTGTTTCATTTTTACTACGTTCTTCATAACGAGAAGGAGGTTCTTCTTCTTTGGTGGTTGTTCTTTCATAACGAGAAGGTTCTGGTTCTCCTCCAAGAGATCTTTCAGAAGGCATATTCTGCCCTTTACCATAATAATATGTACAAACTTCCTCATAAGAGGGAATATGTATAATCTCGTCAAGGACATATACTTTTTCTAAAATCTTATCGGAGATGACAAATCCTTGAGGTCGATCAATGAATTGGTGAAGGACAAACTTGGTATTGGTTGTTGTCCCTTCTCTTTTAAAACGTATTGATTTGCCTTCTGCCGGATCGGTGAAATTAATAATATTATCGATTCCTTCCTGTCCAGGCCTATATCCCCCTTTTGCCATTTCAATTAGATAATCCTGCATCAAATAGCTTGACGTATGAAAAACCTGAACCCCTTTTTGTTCTTGTTCCTTATTATCCAAACAAATGACATTATATATGACTCGAGGGTTTCTGGCCGATTCAAGAGCTTTGAGTGTTCTTTCGTCTGCTCCATCCATTCTCCTTCTTGCCCTGTCTTCAGCGATCGGATCAGGCAAGCCAAAGGTCTTTGATAAGCAAAGAATTGGTCCTTGTCCAGCCCCCACATTGTTATAAATATAAAATTCAAAGGAAAATGATGGCTCTCCTGGCTCAGGGTCGTTTTTACCAGCTATATAATCAAGGATATCGATTGTATGATACCCTTCTCCACAAGGCATGAAGGAAATATTCATATCTCTTCGGAAAAGAGATGAATAATAGCCTTCGTCTTTTTTGTTTTGGTTCTGCCTCATTCTTTCCTGGAAGCCTTTTCTCATTTCTTCTCTTGATCTTCTTTGCATACTTTCTTTCTCCTTTTCAAAATAGATTTTAAATAATTTTCCTTTGCCTGGAAATAGCTTTTGATAACTCCATACGACATTAATCTTACTATTATATAAAGAGTTAAAATTGCCAATATGATTGTTAAGAACCATTTCAGATATTCGTCATAATTTGGCATTAAATATCAACTCCTCCCACTTTGAATTCTCTCTCGAACTTGATCAGAATCTCTTTTTCGCTCTCCGGCGTCCTTTGGCCCTCCAAACAGTCCGTTAATGAGGCCTTCTTGAATTTTTTCGAGAGCCATTTTCCTGTTAACAAACTCCCATTTCGCAGCATCAAGAATATCATAATATTCTTGCGCATCAATAAGCTCCTCTGAAATTTTTTGATATTCAGGATCGGTTCTTACATTTGCCTCAATCATTGCCTCTGAGACTTTATCTTTTGTAGCCTCTAATAAAATTCTGTGTTTTTTGTAAAGTGCAGCCTTTCTGACTTTTCTCTGTAGATTTTTTGTTTCCACTTCTTTTTTTGCGGCCGCCGCCTGTTTTGCCCAATAATAAGACTTTTCTTGATGGGTTTCCCAATCCTTATCAAGGGCAAATTTGTTAATTTTGATATCTTCGTAAAAGTCCCTTTCCTCTTCCATTTACCCCTCCTTTTTCTCTTTGGTTTTCATAACATGATCAATAAGCATTGATGCCAATTTCATTGCCTGTTCTGGTGTCAAGGCAATCCAACGCACAGAATTGCCAAATTGAATAACGATTTGCCCTTGTTCATTGACTCCTACGTCAATTGAAATTCCTACGTCAGGAATATAGGCTTTTCTTATTCTTTCAGAAAAATCAATTATCTTTTTATCAAGATCTTCGTTTCTTTGACTCATTTTCCCTCCTTTTCTTTTTATTATATATTAAGCCCCCTGAATTTATTCATTTAATATTTTAAAACAAGCAAGACTCAATCCTGCCTTTTTGGTATACATAAAAGATTCCATAAAGTAATCCATTATCAAGGCAATTTTGGCGCAGCGTTTATCGTTTTTCAAAAGCATAGAATTCATTATCCCAAGAACCCCATACCTTACATTTTCTGCTTCGTCAGGAATTGCTTTTAGGATCTCGGCTACTTTCTCCCATTTATCTCCATTGAGCAAAGCCCAGCACAAATCAGCAATTTCTTTTTTTCCACCAGTTGATTGGATTAGATCAATAGCATCTTTTGGATCTTTCATGTTTTTAATCATATCAAGAGCAATGATCATTTCTCTTGGAATACATTCGCATTTATCGATAATAGAGAATTTTACTTCGTCGGGAATATCCAGCTTTTCACTATCTGTAATCCAATCAAGCAATTCTTTTGATTCTGCAGTTGTAAGGGGTTTGACTTCATATTTTGCACAACGGCTTTTGATGGTCGTTCTTACCTTGTCGATTTCAGAAGTGCATAGAACGAAATAGCAGTGTGGCGGTGGTTCTTCAAATAATTTGAGGAGAGCATCCTCAGCATTTCCAGTAAGTCGGTGGAATTCATCAATGATATAAATTTTGTGTTTACTCGCCATAGGCGAAAACTGTGCATTTTCTCTTATTTTTCTGGCATCATCAACTCCTGTATTGGAGGCGGCGTCAATTTCTTTAATGTCAATATCTTTGATTCCAAGTTCATAGGCCAGAAGTCTTCCTAAGGTTGTTTTTCCACATCCTCGAGGACCATAAAATAGATAGGTATGCTTCGTATGTAGAATGGATAGTATCGATTCGATTTCTTTCTCAAAACCAAAAAATTCTTTGAATTCCAACGGACGATATTTCAGTTCCAATTCTTTTCTTTCTTCCACTGTTATCTCCTTTCCCATGGCAGTTTGGCTATTTTCGCGGCGAGGCTCTTTGCTTTTGCTTTTAATCTTACTTTGGGTATGAAATGGTTAGGATAATTAATGCATTCAAATTCAAAACAACGGATATATTTTGCGAATAGAGAACCATAAGGACATTCACATGGGGCAAGTTCAAGTTGGCATTTTTCCATAAAACTTTCTTCACATTCGGCATAATTGTTTCCCCATGTAATTGGGCATTCATTACAATAGCTTCTGACTATTTCACAGCAATAGCAATCATTTTCAGCGGGGTTTTTCTTTAATCCGGGCCAATTTCCTTTCCACTCCCCTGTTTGGGCCGCCCATTGCCATTGCTTGCGAAATAGCTCTTCTGCCTCTTCGAAAGCATATTCTTTTTTCATTATAAATCTCCTAAAACTTTAATTTTTTCTGAGAAGTTTTTTATCCCTTCTTCAAACAATTTCCTGTTTTCTGGATTATGCAAAACCGATGCCGGATGCATACACCAACATATCCAGGCCTTCATTTTTTCATTCCATTCGGCTGTTCCTGATAGGTTGGTGATCCCTCCTTCCTTTCCTGTTAAGGCTTTTACGGAAGTATTTCCAAAGGCCAGAATTAAACAGGGGTTAATTATTTCTATTTCTTTTTGTAACCAATTTTCATAACAGGTTTTGATATGTTGAGGTTTTGGTGTTTTTGTTTTGGAAGGGAAACATTTACAAATGTTTGTTATATGAAAGTCTTCCCTTCGGAGATCATATTTTGCAAGTTCAGGCCATCGAATGTTTTGTCCTGCCCGACCAATAAATCCTTTGCCTTCTTTATCTTCTTCTGATCCGGGAGCTTCTCCCAAGATCATTATATTGTAGTTTCCAGGAGAAGAAGGGACGGGACCATACTCGGTTTCTTCCCCCAGTTCACATTCATTGCAATCACATAGTCTATCTAATATATTTAATCCGTCAGAACGAGAAGCCTTGATTGTTTTGATATAATTAATAGGGATATCAAGTCTCAAAAGAGATTCAAGCTCTCTTTCCGGGAAGCCAAACTTAAGTTTTTCTTTAAGCAGAGGATATTGATTTCTTCTGTCTATTGAGATTCGGAAAGAGAAAAGTTGAGATAAATCTGCTGTTGGTTTGCCCCCCAAGGCTCCTATTGATTCAAGCATTTCTTCAAGTTTGGTCTTTTTTTCTTTCTTCTCTTTCTTTTTCTCAATTTCTCCAAAGAAAGGCAGGATACTATTTGTTTTCTTTGATTTTGCTTCTGTTTTCCTTTCTCGTTTGAAAGTTGCACATTTTTCGGCTGATGTGTCTCCAATCCCTTTTATTTCGATAAAAGGGATATAAAGATTGCCATCTTTTGCCACCCATTTGTAAGCATCTGATATCCCGACTTTCGGGAGAACAAGATTTAATCCAAGTCGGTAGGCTTCTTCTATTAGCTCCCCTTTTTTGCTTTCTATCCCATATGAGAGATTTGCACATATAAATTCAGTGGGATAGTATTTTTTGATAAAGGCCGTCCAGTAGCCAATAATGGCGTATGAAATTGAGTGAGATAAATTGAAAGAATAGTTTGCGTGTTTTTCCAAAGCTTCCCAAAATTCTTCTGCTTCTTGTTTTGAGAGAGTTTTTTGTTTTAGACAGCCATCTATAAATATTTGTTTATATTGTTCAAATTCTTTTACATCTCTCTTTTTCGCAACAA